AAGCCAGCGGGTGCTGGGTACCTGCATAGCCCAGCTTGGAAGGCCTGGTCTCCTTAGGCGTGATCGCAAAGATATCCCCGGATCCCAGGGTAATTTGTGCCAGGTCGGTATTCAAGGTCTCCTTGCTTCTGGTTCTGTAAAATGCTTCGGTCAGGTGGATGATCAGGATGTCTCCCATCCCCTGCAGGTTAGCTATCGCTCCTTTATCTTTTACAGTCTCGAAGTAATCCAGTGCATTAAAGTTCTTCCAGTTATTTACTTTTCCTTCCGCTATCTGCTTAATGCTCCTGGTAATCTTATGAGGAGAACGGGAGACGAAGATATCGAAAGGGGAAGCCGGTGCAATACCATTCAGCAGGTTACCTACTGCATTAACGTCTTTACTATACCCGATCTGGTTCGGGTCTGTGTCCCTGGAGTAATCGGCCAGGAAGCCAAGACCTGCCCCGGCTGTATTTTCTTTGGGTATAAAGCCGCTGTAGATATTCCCGGGCAGTTCATAACGCCCTGCCATATTGCTTACAGTTTCCCCGATGAAAGTACGGACTACCTTTATGCCATCTGTAGGCAGTGTTTTCCAGTCTTCCCTGCCTACATCGTTCTGTACATCCAGGTCAGTTACCAGGCCATAAGTATTGAAGCTATTATAAGAAAGGAAAGTATCTCCCCCATAGATCGTCTGGTCAGAACCGGATTGAGCGGTATTGAAGGTATAACCGGTACGTACCAGAGTCTGGTTATAGAAGGACTGGTAGAGATTATCCCGGTAAACCATCAGGTTAGCCAGGTAGGTCTGTTCAAAAGCAGGAGGGGTATTATTTCCCCGGTCATAGTCCCTTCTCATCCAGGTCCAGTTAGTCATCTCCATCAGCCCGCTATCTGGCACCGGCAGGTGACAGGCATAACAGCTTTCCAGCCGGGTATTGTTAATACTCCCACTGACTTCATCGTTTACTACATACTGCCCCTCGTCTATCCTGCGAAGCGCAGCACTATCCGGTACGGCTAGCGGGGCGTCTACGTAGGGAACATGGTTACAGTAATCCAGCCAGAAACAAACCTGGTTAGCGTTATTGACAAAAGTATTGGCATTGGTTGTCGGGAAACGGATCACCAGTCCATACTGCACGGATAGATGGGTAGGCGAAATCGAAGGCCTGCTGATCAGCAAGTCCAGCGCATGGAAACGGACGTAGTTGTCTACGGGCCGTAAGGACTCCGGGTCACTGGTCCCACCGGCACTATGGGTTCTTTGATAAGAGCCCCAGTTCCCACCAGAGAAGCGGATATTTCCTGCATGCCCCGCATAGGCCTGGTTAGACTGGGTACCGAATAACAGCAGGCTTTGCCCCTGTACGGTAGCATTATTAAAGTCCCGCTGGGCATAATGGATCTCCCAGCCAATCACCCTATTCTGCAGTTCTGGCGGAATCTGCACATTGAAAGCTTCCAGCCCCAGGGTATCCAGTACAGTCCTACCATACTCCGGGTTTGCCGAATAAAAGTTATTCTTACAGAACCGTAGGGAAGGGGTACGGAAGTGCCTTACCGGCTGTCCCCTCAGGTCTGCTCCGCCCAGGCTGGTACTATCAAAGTCAGGTGTATCCGGGTAGACTTCGCCCTGGTTTACCCAGACCCCGAAGTCCCCGGAGTTATCCGAAGTATCGATATTCTTTACTGTATCTTCCAGCATGAACTTTGGCTTATTAAGCCCCTGTTCAGAACCAAGTGAAGAGGTAGCCAGGTCTGCCGATATAGGGGCCGGTCCCGGAATAATAAACCCACGGGTACTCCTGCCGGTATTGAGCTTCAATACGATATAGAAAGCATAGACTTCCTGGTGCATAAAACCCCGCTGTTTACCGGAATCGTTTAAAGGTACCGGGTGTACACCTGCCGTTAACAGGCTGGACTTCCAGCGTAGTCGAACCAGGTTGGCATACTGCTGGTAGTCAATAATGTTCTCTTCGTACATATCCCCCATATACAGCGTATCATCCAGCTGTGTCATAGCGCCTATATTCTCATAGAAAGCTCCCGGGACGAGTACTTCGTCCATGGTGATCTGGGTGACATTCTCCCCGCCTGTATAGATGAACTGCATGGTAGCCGCTACCTGTAGTTCTGGCAGCTCATAAGGCGTATCTACCCCGTTGACTTTCTGTACCACACAAATGATCAGCGTGTCAAACCGGGTATCTACATTCGTCAGATTAATGGTTAAGGCCTTACCTGTGTTGCTGCCCGGGATAGTGGAATAGTGGTCGTCTGTTGCAAATAGCGGGGCAGATAATGTCCCGTAGCGGGTCTGCGTCCCGTCCTTTTTCAAGTAGCGTACGGCTACATAATAAGCGCCCATTCCCAGATTACCCCCGCCACTGATCTCCAGATCTATCTTTGGAAAGTTAGACTGCGGGAATAATAGGAAGTCATTCAGGGTAGTCCCTGGCGTAACGGTATTCATAAACCGGGGCGGGTTAGCGCCGGCTGTATTATTCAGCTCAAACCAGGCAACCTCGATCTGGTCCAGGAAATTCCTGCGGGCTTCTCCTTTGATAGGCCGGGTCAGGTCAAAGTTCAGCTTAAAGCTCTTGGTCGCGTCATTCAGGATAGGGGTATAAACGTCATTAGCCTCATCAAAGAAGCCAATTGCAGAATAAACATTGTCTGTAGAAAAGATGATCGGGTAAGTGTCAGTTTCCACCACACCTATTGGGCTGTAAGGAATATTCACAGAACTTGGGAGAAAGCCGGGTTCGTTTTGTACTGCCCTGCGGTTACGATCCCAGATCCCGTTTTTTCCATGCCAGTAAGTATCCGGAGAAGCCTCCTGTGGCTTGGTACTATTAACCAGTCTTTCGGGCTTCATACATCAACCCTCCCGCCCCAGTTCCAGTCCACATGTGCTCCCCAGTGGTACTCATGCGGGAACATGTTCAGGTGACGCATGATCTGTTCGTCCATTTGTTCTACTGTAGGATAGCTGATCTGAGAGATGGCTTTTCCTGCCCAGTCGTTCCATTCGGCTTTGGCCATCTGGTGGTTCATTACCTTATCTTCAAAGCCTGCTTCGATCAGCTTCATTCGGTTGTACCAGTATAAAGCTTCCTGGTAATGCTCCACATCCGGGATCAGCGGGAAGTTGTGCTCGTCTACCGGTATGGTTCTGTACCATACCCGGATAGTGGCACATTCCATACTGGTCTGTATCTTGGTGCCATTCAGGTACCACCATTCATGCTCAATCCAAGGCAGGGTATATAACCGCTGGATGATATCCCTTGGGAAAGGATTTCCACCGGTATAATCATCCAGGCTTTGTATCGGATCCCCCGCAGTAGAATAGATCGGTACATCAGATACAAACAGGTTCTCCAGGAAGTTGTTCCTGGCATGGAAGTTCTGGTAATTCATTCCCTCTACGTTATACTTTAGCCTGCCTCCCCCTGAAGTTACCGAGAAGATGCTTTCTGCCGGGATATTCAGATTGGAAAGATGGAACTTAATATTAACTTCCTTGCACCTGATCTCCAGGCTGTATTTAGTCTTTAGTTTCCGTACGCCTTCTGCGATCCACTCCGGAATACTGTCAACGTAGTCCGCTTCGACTCCCTTGATATTTCTCAGGATCCGGCTGACTACTAACTTGGATGATGTCCAGGCGGTTACCATTTTATGCAGTTTTAGCTACTGGCGGGCAGTAGGGAGTGAATGGATAGTTATACTTCAGTACCGGGTTAGCCTTATTGGCATTAATGAACTTCCTCTTTAACCCGGAATTCGAGGAGTCGAAACTATAGAAAGTCTCATTGGTGATCTGGCAGCTTTTCTTCCAGCAGATCTTGCAATAATCCTCATCGGTGTAATAGACAATCGGATGGTCTGGTTCTGTCTGCCGTAGCTTCCGTGTCTCTTCGAAGTTAGGCTGCAGCTTGTTAAAGTTCCTGCCCAATCGTCTCGCCCGGATATTCCCCAGCCTGGAGCCCAGGTTAAAGATCGTTCCTTCAACGATCATGTCAGCCGCCATCTTATTATAGGTCTCCAGGATCCTGCGGAACAGGGCATAGGTCATAATGATCCTGCCTTCTTCCCGGGTGCGCTGTCCCTGCCGGGAGATCCTTCCCCTGTAGAGTATCTTTACCCCGCTACGCTTAAAGTTATAATCGTAGATCAGGGTAAGCTCGGGGTCTTCCTTTATTCGTTTCAGGCACCAGGCCTTGTAAACATCAATTACGGTGTTGTTCCTGGGTTTGACTATCTGCATTGACTTCTATTGTTTTAGTATCAGTTGTCCCTTTCTCCCTGAGTTCTGTCCCCAGGATCGCCTGGATGATCTTTTGCTGGATATCCCTTGGTCCGGGGTATTCTATATCGTCATCCGTACAGTCGGCACACCCACAGTCGCAGCGAAAGCTATTGGCTTCCCGTACATCGTCATAGATCGTATCTACGCCGATAGCTGGCATATCCAGGGAATTAAAGATCCAGATGTATTCATTTAGCCATAGAACCTTGGGAGAAGCGCCGGTATATTTCGCATCGAGGGCAGCCTGTAGCTCGTGCATCTGGTCATAAACCTTACCAAAACTGGTGAGCTTATTGACAGAACCAACGAAATCGAAGAGGGTGCCGTTCGCCCGTAACGGGGTAGGAATCTTGCATTTAGTTCTGGATACCCGGATATCGGGGAAGCCCGGCCATTCAGACACGTTCACGACTTCCAGTGGCACCTCGGTATACTGCTTAAAGAATTTCCTGTCCCGCTTGTTCTGTTCCAGGGTATCTCTCCGGAGGCGGGAGTACCAGATATCCACCAATACCTTCATTTCCTCGTTAAAGGCCGTATCCAGTTGCCTGCCTGCCCGTTCGGCCAGTATCTCGGATATCTCATTATAGGTTGCCATGGTACTAATGTAAAATATTTATCCGGTAAAAGAAATAGCCCCCTTAGAAAAGGGAGCTATTCTCAATTATAAACCCTCAAAAAACTATGCTGCGAGTGAGAAGCCTAATATGGTGCCTATAGCCAGGTCAGGACTTGATGCAGCTCTTGCGCCTGCATTGGCCCCTACTGGTACCGGTGTAATAATGTACAGGTGCGGATAATGTGCCCTTGTATTTACCGCATTTGGTTCTGAAGATACCCTTCTTGGATCCAGGTGGTAAATATTGTAGGTCAAACCATTTACTACATAGCTGGTTGGGTAACCGAAATCCAATGGGGTTACGCCCTCACCAGGATAGTTGGTGGTTACGCCTTCAAAGATCCAGCCTTCTTTCTCTAAGGCCAGCACATGGTCGTAGAAGCCTGAGCCTTCCACGAATGGAGTCGGCGTAGCTACGGTAGCCAGGTTCTTGATCGGACCGCGTGTAGCGATACGGAAGTGCTGCTCGAAGAAGCCGGCAGTGATGGTAATGGTATAAACAGTACCCGAGTTCGAGATGGTAGCGGTAAACGGTGTCTGTCCGTTCAGTACGTCATCACGGTGAACCAGGTCAGCCACATCATTAATGCGGGCTACGATATTGGTTAGCGCCTGCGCCAGTGTTGGCGTAGCAGTTCCCTTATAGCTGTCCCCGATCACAGAGTCATAAGCCCAGGTTGGGTACGGCTCGTTACCCGGAGTGGTCTCGATCAGTGCGATCTCGATATCGTCCCCTATCACGGTAGGCGTATAGAGCGAGACATCGATCACGATCGTACTGATCTGTTTAACCGGGGCAAGATATGGAACCCTGCGGGTACGGGTAGCATCGTATTCTACTGTAGTAGTCGTCTTGCAATACGTATCGCGTTTCTGGGCTACAAAGTATTTCTGTCCTGCAGTCAGTGCCTGGCCAAATCCGGTTGTAGCCGTATTGGTTGTAGGCAGTGTACCTGAAGTACCACCTGTGGCTGACGTATCTGTAAAGCTGTTAGTTACCGAGGTCTGGAAGTTTGCTTCTGCACCTGCAGTTGTGCCTCTCCAGATCTGGTAAGATACTGCTCCTGGTACGGCATCCCAGTTCAATGTGTTGGTCGAAGTAGCTGTGGTTGTCGTAATAGCAATCTCATTACCTGGTAAACCGTGTCCTGCTGCATTGATAGGAACGATAGTATAGTAATAAGTGTTCGCTGTGATAGATCCTGCGCCAGTAGCTGTAGAGCCTACCAGGTTCTTTACAGTTCCCAGTGTTCCGTTAGCAGCTAAGAGCGCCATAGACAATGCATCAAAAATGCCTACTTCACCATCGGCAGCATTGGCCTGGAAGAGAGCATAAGTAGCTTGGCTCGTATAAGCCTGGGCACCGGCGATCAGCACTTCGGCATTCTCGCCTTTCGTGTTACTCTGCCACCGGAATTTAGATAGTGAAGGATTTGACATGGTTGTAAAGTTTTAAGTTACTCTTTGTTTAACATCATCGACTGTAAGGCTACCTGCCAGTCCGGGTTCATCGTTAATTCCTTGATCGTTACCTGTGTACGGTCCACGATCTGGGAGTGAAACTCTTCCGGCAGATCACAATCCACACTCAATGCTAAAGATATTTTTGCCGGTTTCCTAATGTAGGAAATTATTAAGTTATTAACTATGAATTTTGTATCGTGATACACCCGGAGCAGATTACCATCTACAGAAGATACTGGCGTAGAAGGCCTTGTCCGGGCAAAGGTAGACTTCAGGACATTACTCCGGGCAGAGCCCTTGATCAGCCGGTTTGGTACCGGGTCACGGTCGTCCACCTTAGCTGGAATAATTAACGGTGCGGAAAGATAGTTCTGTACAGTTTCTGTGGCGTTAACAGTTGTCCCGTCTATGGTCAGCGTATTCCCTGCCTGCTGGGCGGGCATTACTGCCAGGATACAGCCTTGCTTATAAAAGCTGCCATACCGCTCCCAGAACCAAGTGGTATTGCCACCGGGTAGGGACCAGAGCTGGTTCATCAGGTAAGCTTTATAGGTAAAGAGCTCCTCTGCTGTAGGCAGCCCGGGACCTGAAGACTGGGAAATGATTGTCGTTCCACCCAGAACCAGGTTCATATTGACATAGAAGGGTGCATTATCCAGTACTGACTGCTTTAAGGGAAAAGCATAAATGAACTCCGGGTTGGTGGTAAAGTTGACCCCTTTATAGTACTCTGTCTTGTTACAGCTCTGTAGGACCACGGAGAAATCGTCCACCAGGTAGGAATAATCTCCGGGTAGCCAGCCAAATACAGTACGGTCGGTAAGGGCTTGTTTTCTTACGGTAAGCACCTGGTCATTGACAACCAGGGTACGGATCGCATCCAGGTCTACCTCGGTCGCCTCGAAGCCCAGGGAATCCTGGTCCTTCTTGATACGGTCCTTGATAAACCGTTCCACTTCCCTGTTCAGGAGCCAGTCAATTTCAGATGGATCAAATTTCCTGTTGATATTCGATGCGATCTTCTGGGTAACCAGGTTCACATCGATATGCATCTCCTCGACATTCATGGCGGAACGGTTTTAAAGTTATTTTATAGTATCCGGGGTAGGTTCGGCTGCCCTGCCATCGTTGATGGCTACAGGTGCTTCCTCCCCATCCTCCAGGATGATATCGTCTCCCTCGGTACCCGCTTCCAGGTCCCCTAAGGTACCCGCTTCTGCTACATACTCCGGTTCTGGCTCTACCTGGATATCCAGTCCGGTAGCTTTAGGCTCATCCGGTGGTTCTGGTTGTCTTTTACCTTTGGTACGGTCAATAGCCTCTGCCGCTTTTGACTGCTGGCGGGTAAGCCGTGCTTCCAGCTCATCATCGCTTTCCTTATGGAAGTCCTTCATCTGCAGATCTTCTTCCAGCTCTACGGATACGGAATTCTTAGCCCAGGCATTCTGCAGGGCTGCTTTCAGGCTGGCGAATACGGCTGTATTATGGCTATCCTTCAGGTACAGGACTGCTTCCAGTAAACTGCGGCCTATCTCGGTATTGCCATTCAGGACACGTTCTCCCACGCGGGTCAGGATCTTGTAGTGTACCAGTTCTTCGATCATGTACTTGATCTCCAGGTTCTTGTCGCCGGAGATCTTCAGGAAGTCTGCAGGGTTCTTTTCTGCGATATCCCTTAGGCGGGTAAGTTCTTCTCCTGCCCTGAGACTATTGACATTCACGCCCAGCAAAGTCAGGTACATCCGTACCGTTCTTGGATTAGTTTTTACGGCTACATATTTCAGTAAGGCCTGGTCACGCATTTCGTTAGAACTCAAGGTAGTGGTTTGTGCCTTAGCTGGGTCATGGACGTAGAACCTGCGCATCTGGTTGCCCTTGGCGTCGTCTTCTGTTTCCCCTTCCAGGCCTGCCCCTACCTGCGGATGCCCGATGATCTGCCGGTAGCGCAGGTATTGCTCTACGTTCAGGGGCAGGTTCTCCCTGGAGATAGGCGCCTTATTATCGATATACAGGCCGATCTCCAGCGGTAACCCGTCTTCGTCCCTTGCCGGGATCGACATAGCCGGGATCTTGGAATTTATATTGGAATAATAGTTATTTACTTCTTTACGGAAGTCCCTGTCCTCAGCCGGAATACCCAGCACATGAGGAAGCAACAGGTTTTCTTCCGGGATCAATAGTCCTGAAGCAGGTCTTGCAGTACCCTTGGCAAAATAACTGACTACCGATACGGAACTACCTGCAAAGTACTCTTCCAGTTCTGGCCTCTCCGAGGTGTCGAACAGGGATTTACGTCTGATGTAGACGATGTGGGAGTTTGGATGATTTTCCATTTTCTGTATTGTTTGGTTGGTATCAAATATAGTATTTTATTAGTTAAAGGAAAGGGGCTGCCACTTTTCAGTAAACAAACCCCCTTTCCAAACTAATACAGCTCTTTTATAGGCCTGCAGTACACTGCAAGTCGAAGCATTTGTTTGCACGCAATAGTTGTATGCCACGGGTAGACAGCCTGGTATAAGACGACTTATCCACATCCGTTGCCAGTAATGCCGAGTTCAAGTCAGAGTTAAAGTTACCTTTGATCTGTAGTGACTTAGGCATAGTAGTTAAGCCTTTCAATACACCGTCCAGTAAAGCACGGTTTTTCTGGCATACTACCTGCAGGTTTGGCTGGCCATCATAGTCGTTATCGTCTATGAATACCATACGGTAGCTTTCCAGCGGATAACCTGTTTCCGGGTGACGCGGAGAAGCTTGTGCTACCTTGCCATGGTCAAACAGCGGGTTATATTTTACCTTGATAGTGTAGCCATCAATGTGATAGAACCCGGTGAAGAAGCCGCCCAGCATCAGATCGCGTCCGGTACCGGTCACGAACTTGTCAGCGATGTCGCCACCGCCAAAGCTGGTTAAGAACTTGATACCTTCTGCTTTCATTGCCGTATCGATCGCACGCATACCGCCTTTACCCGTCATCAGGGTAATGGTCATGTTGTCGGCATCGGTCTGAGAGAACAGCGCATCACCGATCTTGTTCTGCAAGCCCTGGTAGGTCAATGTAGAATAAGTCGATTTATTGGTAATCTGTTCCAGGAGGCCAGAACCAAGAGGAATGACTTTACCGGTCAACACGTCTTTCAATGGAATAGAGCCATTGGCCAGACGGTTATAACGGCTATACCAGTACTGGTGCTCACATTGTGATAACCAGGCTTTCTCGAACTGCCACATGAACAGGTCCATCCATACACTGGTTTCTTTTCCGTTAGCTGCCTTTACGGAGATATTCATCACCTTATCAGCAGCAGCACCTGCCCAGCTTAAGCCGGCACGGATGATACCCATCTGGTTCTTGTATTTACCAGGAGCAACCATTACGGATTCAGTAGTACGGGATTCGGATTCCGGAGCTGCAGTGAAGAGCTCTACCCAGCGGGTACCGGCAGTCAGTTCTGAAAGCGGACAGAAGTCAGATGCAGCAGCTGCAGATAATACTGCCGTATATTCCCATTCATTACCTACCTTGATAGGGTCCTGATTGATGAAAGCCTGTACCTGGTGTTCTGACTGGATGATGAAGAAACGTTTAATCCAGTTGTCCGTGAAACGGATCTTGAATTCTGAGTTACCTATACCAGGCTTGTTGCCGGTGGTATAGATAGAAGATGCGATAACTGATACCTTAGTATCCCTGCCCATTACCGGGTAGGTAAACTGGATATCGTCCAGTTCGATCTGAGTGCCTTTCAAGCCTGAATTGTAGCCAACGCTACCAGTGGTCATGGAAGACAGAGGGAACTGCTTGGTGTAATCTCCCAGGATGTATACTAACTTCCTGGTAAGTTCGGACGGTTTGCCTTGACGTTGATGGTAAAAATTCTGCTCATCGAGCATCGATTTACTATCGAAGATCTGCTCCTGTACCTGGTACTTTAACGATGGTCCGCGATTCATGGTCTTTTATTTGTTTTGTTTTAATCTAAGTCTCCTAGTGTGGTGATGGTTGCACCATTTGTTGAAGAGCCTTTTGGCTTGGTCCCATTTCCTATGGTCTTTACCAACCTCTTCGTGTTCTGTGTCCTGGCTTCCCGTTCCACCAGCTCCTTCAGGTTACCCTTTTTAAAGCTAAAGAACTTCTCCTTGAAGAATTGTTCCAGGTTATCATTGGTTAACTCCGTGATGGCGATAAACTTGCCGCCGTCATAACGGATACTTTCTTTTACGGACTTACCGAATGCTGCCCGGTCTTTTTCCGGGATCACCAGCCCGCCTACTTCACCGGTAGAAACTACCTTATCGATGTAGGTATTGAGTTGGCCAACTGCGTCCGATTTGACTTTATTAGCCTGCTCGGCATCCAGCCTTACCTGCTCGATCTGTTTTTTCTCCCAGGCTGCTTCTTCTACCAGGGCTGCTTTTGCAGCTTCTTCCAGTTCATCGTCTGCAATCAGGGTCTTAATGGTACTGGCGATCATCTTTTCAGACAGGCCCTTACGGGTCATATTCCGTACCATCACATCTTCCTGCAGCTTGGTATCATTCTCCAGTTCTGGCTCAGTTGGTAAAGTTACCAGCTGTTCTGCTACTTTGAAGAAGTCCTCCTTCTTTCCGCCCGACATCAAATGGTCCAGGAAAGCATAAGCTTCCGGATAATTGGTCTCGATAAAAGACTCGAAGCTGGCTATTCCCTGGTCGATCAGGAAATTCTCCCGGATCAGGGCGCCTTCCGGGCTTACCGGGTCTATGTCTCCGTAGTCGATCTCCGGGGCATCTCCGCCTCTTAGCTTATCTACCTCATCCCAGAAAGTTTCTTCCTCTTCGTCCTCAGGTGGAGTAGCAGGATCTTCAGCAGGTTTAGCTGCTTTCTTCTTAGCTTCCTCTGCTTCTTCCTTCAGCCGGGCTGCTTCTTCTGCTTCCTGCTTTTCCTTGTCCAGCCTTGCTTCTTTCTCCTCATCTGTTTCGTCCTGTGGCGGAGTGGGAGTCGGATCTGGTTTAGGGTCTGGTACCGGGTTGTTTTTATCCTCATTTTCAATATCTTCCAGTGTTGGCGGAAGTGCATTTGGATCAGGATCCGGACTCAATTGTCTGCGTTGTAAATACTGTAAGAACATATCTGTATCGTTTGGTTATCCAAATCTAATTAATAAAACAGCCCCTGCAAGAGGGGCTGATAGGCTTATTAATTATACATTATTATTCGTTAAAGCTATTTAGCCGGCTTAGGCTTGGGTTTTGCCTTGGCGATCTTCAGATCCATTGCTTTACTATGCTTGGCAATGCGTTCCTTGGAGGCAATCTCTTTCTGCTTGGTTATATTCTTCTGCTCCTCGATACGGATCCTGGCCTTTTCCATTGCCAGTTTATTGGATTCCGACTTGTTATGCATCTCCTTATCGGCAAACATCCGGTCACGCTCGTTGGCGCGGGCCATGATTGCATCAATATCTGCACCATCTGTTGTATCCGGGTTCATCCCGTTTGCTACTTCCTGGATAGCCAGGTTGATATCTCCCTGCAGGATCACCAGTTCTTCCTTGCGGGTATATTCCTGGTTCATCTGCTCGGTATCCAGTAAGCTTTCGTATTCCTTGAACTGCTGATCCAGCTGTATCTTCTCGATCTCGTTCTGGTGCTCAGATTCAGCCTGTTGCTGTTGCAAGGCAAGCTGTTCTTCTTTTACCTTCTTGAGTAATCCCTTGAGTTTGGAGATATTATCCGCTGTCTCCATCTCGATAATGGTAACCGGGTCCTGTCCGTTCTGGGCAAAGGCCTGGCAGTACTGGCGAATACGTTTTAGGGCATCATTCTCGGCTCCGGAGTCAGAGACCATTACACCCAGTTCTGCATAGCAGTAGTAATCCGGGTTGATATCCAGGAGCTGTGTCCGGGCATCATCGGTTGTATAGGCAGCCCGCTTACCGGTACGGTTTGCAATCTGGCTACAGTTAATTAGCCCTTCTATCTCCGTCCTGCGGAAGCGGTCGAAGTCCTGGAAGATCATTTCCGTGATCACAGAACTCTGGAAGACGGCTTCCTGGTTACCGCCTACGGTATCAGATGGGGCTGTTTCTGCTTTACGCTGCCGGGAAATACCCAACTGGCTATCCCACTCAGATTTACAGAACTCCATGATCGAGATGATCTCCTTGATATGCTCAAACATGGAAAGGTCCATCACCTGGTAGGTATTCCAGGACTTATCTACTCCAACCTGGTTACGGTCCAGCAAACCCCAGCCATGTGCCTCGGCATAGTAGATAAACTTTTCTTCGTCCCATCCTTCATGGGTATAAGGGATGGCATTCTTATCGATCAGGGCAAACTTCCCCTTAGACTTGGTAATGGTTCTTTCCAGGATAATGGACATGATACAGTACATGATCTGGAAAGGAATACCCAGCTTGGTCACAGAGATATTCTCCGCATGCTGGTCAGAGAAGTTATAGCCGTTATAGCTTAGTTCATGTTTAGAGAAGTCATTGATCTGGTTAGGCTGATACTCCGGAGGTCCCATCTCAGTATAGATATCGTCTCCTATCCGCCAGCCTTCCAGGATCTGGGTAACCCACTGCCAGTCTATCGTTTCCCCGAAGTCCGGGTTAGGCTTATAATCTTCCCCTACTAAATCAGAGTATTCTTCTCCTGTGAATGGGTCGGTTCCCTTCAGGTAACCTACCTTCTGCATGCCTTTCCACTGGTAGTGGTAGACCGGCAGCTTGTTGTACTGGTAAGTTTGGTTATTCTCCAGGTAGTTATATAAACTTGCCGGAGAACTAATAGCCGACATCTTTTCAATGTTGTCAATATCTCCCGGGGTAATACTATCATAGAACCGGTCCACTACATCGGGTACGGTCCAGAACTGTCTACGGCATGCCCAGCTCCCGTCCTTGATAAACTTCTCATGCGGGGTCTTATCGTAATCCAGTTCCAATGGGGGAACGTGGTGATAGAATGTCTTATCCCGGAGTACTCCCTTATAACTCCTGCCTTCTCCACAGATCAGGATGTCCTTGAGAATGTCCTGTAGCTTATCCTTTACCCGCTGGTCATCCATTACCAGGTCCAGGTCAGTCTGTGCCTGCGAGGCCAATATATCTTTAAAGCTGTTGGCAAATTCCTCGGTCAGTTCTTCTGGCATTTTTATCTGCTGGGAGTCCACGCCTGTTGGCGGAGTGGCATCTGCAGCCGGGTCGGTAGACTGTGCCCCGCCCATAGCTGCGTTGGTCGCATTGATAAAGTGCTGGCTCAGGTTCTGGAAGACGGCTTGTTTCCTGGCCTCCAGGAAGTTGTTATAGCCCTGCTCTCCTTTGACTACGATCTGGTAGGGGAATGGCCGTTTTGGATACTCTCCCCGTAAGAGTTCTACGTTTGGCCGGATAATATTGTGTGGTCTTACCTTGGCGCCCCAGTTCTCATATTCCTTCTTCTGGGTAGAGTAAGGATTCATCACATGCGTAAACCAGGAACTCGGGAAACGGGAGTTGTAGATATTATACAGACCCAGGATAACATTCTGCCTGTCTCCTGATCCCATCGGAGAATGGAAGTGAGAAGTCTGCAGACCCCAGTCTATATTCCGCTTGAACCACTCGTAATTATTAGCTACCTTCTCCGACCAAGATAGCTTCTGCAGGGGTTTTGCGCTGGGTATCATAGCACAAATATAATAATTGGTTTGTCTTATACAAGAGAGTCGTTCAAACTAATGTACTGAGTGTCATCGGCTGTTCCGCCAGAACCAAAGGAAGGCCGGTTAAACATATCTCCTGCCGGCTTGCGGGTAGCCCGCTGGTTCTCCTCGATCTCATGCTCCTTGAACATGTACATCATCACGATTCCGCTGGAGATCCTGTCCGCATTCCGCACCCCATTGTACTTGACGATCTCCTGCAGGAAGGGGATATCCTTTACCGTATGTAGGTTGTACAGGATGTTCCCCATAGGCGTAATCCCCCTGGGTTTCATCAGCCACTGTGCCAGGTAGGAAAGCCCGTTCACCTTCTCATCGGTAGAAAGGTTCATAAAGTAGTTCCTGTTCTTCTGGTTACTGTTCTCCTTGGTATTGAACTGGCTGGGCTCGAAGTGGAGTTTAT